GTGCGAGGCCAGGATCGCCGGGCCCGTCCACCCGCTGTCGAGCGTCAGGTCGGCGGCCACGTCGAGATCCCCGGTGACGGCGGTGACGCCGGCCGCCCCCGCGCCGCTGGCCGTGTCCGTCTCGCTGCGCAGGTAGGAGGCGCCCTCGGGGATGGACACGCGCAGCGGGATGTTCTGCACGATGTAGGGCCACCAGGGACTCTGCGCGTTGTCCGCCGACAGTGCCGCGTCCGAGTTCGTCAGCGAAACCTGCAAGGTCGACGGGCTGACCGTCGTCGACTCGTCGGGGTGGCCGCGGCTGATCACGACCGGCGCATGATCGAGCCGGTCGTGCATCGACGTCCAGGTGCCGTTGACGTTCAGCTCGACCTGAAGGTCGAGCGGCGAGTCGGGGAACGCAGGGGCCGCCACGACGGCGGGGCTGTAGACGGCGATCGCGGACACCCAGTCGGGTGCGTCGCCGAGCGACCATGTTGCCTGCTGCGCGGACGTGCCCGCCGTGATCGTGTCAGCGGACGCGCCGGCCGCCACCGTGCCGTTCGTGAACGTCGCTTCCGCGGACCAGCCCGCCGACGTGAGCGTGATCGTCTCCGGGTTGAGCCCGCTGTCGTCGGCGAACAGCGCCACAGCCAGCGACCCGCTCACGGCGGGGGTGACGCTCCCCGACGACGGGCTGTTCGACGCGCCGTTACTGCCGTTCACCGCGGCCGGGGCGCCGGCCGCGACGCCGAGGTAACTGCGGCCGGAAGCGAAGGCGTTCCCGCTGGCGCTGAGCGCGATCGTCACCGCATAGGAGCCGGCACCTGGCAGCGTGATCGCATCAGCGCGGAAGACGTAGACGTTCGCGACGCCGAAGATGTCCTCCACCGCATCCTGGGTGAACGTCCTCGGCGTGGTGCCGTTATCGGTGACTGTCACCGGGTTCGTGAACGCCCCGTACAGCTTGACGATCACCTTGGCGCCTGCTGCCGGCGGCGTGGGCCAGGTCAGGGTGATGGATGACGTGGTGGTCGCTACAGGCGTCGCGGTCTGGTCGCGGGTGATCGTCACCGGAACGCCACCTTGCGCTGGAACATGTCCGGGTCGCCGCCGACCCGCCGCACCTCGCCGCGCAGTTCGCGCATGAACGCGTCCAGGAACGCGTTGCCGCTCGGGGTGAACCGCAGCACGAGCTCCAGCTGACCCCGGCCCCCGCCGCCGTAGCCTCCGCCGTGGCCGCCCCGCGCGCCGCCTGTGATCGCCGCCGTCGTGCGCTGCATCTGCCCCGACAGGCCCGGCATCCCGTCCTCCAGGCCGGCCCGCAGGCCGCCCATGATCGCCCGGCCGTGCGGGCGCAGCAGCACCGCGTCAACCTCGATCGGGCCCTTGTGCGAGCTGATCCACGAGCCGATGCCGCCGATGAAGTTCGTGATGTCGTTCCACTGCTGGAGGAGGCCGCCGAGCAGCCCCTTCAGGATGCTGATGCCCACGTTCCACAGCAGGTGGCCGAGATCGCCGAGCGCGTGCAGGATGCGGCCGGGCAGCTGCTCGAAAAAGCTCACGACGTCGTGGAACATCCGCGCCGCCCCGGCCGTGACCTGTCCCCAGTGACCCTTGATCACGTACACCGCGATCCCGATCGGCCCGGTCAGGATCGCCAGCAGCAGCGGCCAGTGCGCCTTGATCCAGTCCAGCGGGATCGACGCGTAATGCAAGATCAGGTCGAACACGTGGGCGATGAAATGACGGCCCTCATCGAAGTAGTGGGCGATCGCGTGCCAGATCTGCCCCCAGTGCTTGCCCAGCTCAACCCCTGCCGCGACCAGCAGCGCGATCGCGATGATCACCGCCGTGATCGGCGCCTCCAATGCCAGGATCACGATCGCGATCAGCGCCAGCAGCGGAATCAGCAGGTGCGTCTTCTGCAGCCATTCGAGGATCGCCGCAACCACGCCGGCCACGACGGTGATCACCGGCACCAGGTCCGTCGCCAATTGGATGATCAGCGGCAGCAGCACCGACAGGATCCGGATGCCGGCAGGTCCCGCCTGCATGAACAGCTGCATGAACAGCTCGATCAGCTTCACCAGCTGCGGGCCGAGCAGGCCGCCCATCTGCGCGGCCAGCTGGCCCATCTGATCGGTGAACTGCGCGAAGAACGGCGACGACACCAGCTTCGTCAGCGGGCCGATCACCGCGTCGAGCAGCTTCGCCCCGGCCGGCACCAGCTTGTCCATCACGGGCAGCAGGGCGTTTGCCAGCTTCAGCGCCACGCTGGTCACCTGCACGATGACCGGGGTCATCGCGGCCTCAAGCCCCTGCCACATCTTCTGGAGCCCGGATACCTGGCCCATCAGCGCCTTCTGGCTGCCGGTCAGGCCCTCCGTGGCCTTCTGCTCGGACTGGAGCGCCGCCGTCCGCCCCGATTTGGTCGTCGCGTTCGCGTAGGCGAGCTGCGCCTTCTCCAGCGCCGTGTGCGCCTTCGCGACCTTCGTCAGCACCGGGATCGCCACCGCGCCGAACGCCGCCGCAGCCAGTCCCGCCGCCGCGAACGGCCCGGCCATCGACAAGGCGGCCGCGCCGCCCGCGAAGATGCTCAGGCCCTTCGCGGAGTTCAGCCCCGCGAGGCGCACCTTGGCCGCCATCAGCCCGGCCTTGTCGCCGGTCTCCGTCATCGCCGCGTCGACCGCGGTCAGCTCCGCGATGACCCGCGCCCCGCCGGCCATGTCGATCCGCGGGGACGCTACCCGCTTGGACAGCGACGCCAGCTTGGCCTCCAGGGCGGTCAGCTTCGCGTCCGCATGGACGTCATCGACGTCCGCGCGGGCGGTCGCCACCTTGCCCTTCAGCTCATCCAGCTTCAGCTTGAGGTCTTCGAGGTCAGGCTTGGCATCATCGGTCGCCTTCAGCCGCAGCGAAACGTAATTGTCAGCCATCCTCACCTCCCTCCTCGCGGTGGCCCAGGTTGTACACGTCGAGCAGCCGCAGCGCCCGCGCATCCATGGCCAAGATCTCGTCAGGGGTCTTGTGCCAGCGGTCGCACAGGCCGATCACGATCTCCGCCCGGGTCAGCTCGGCAGGCTTGACGACAGGCCGGCCAGCGTCGTCGCTTCCTCCCGCGAGATCCCGCCAGAGGCTGAGCCGCCGGGCAAAGGGGGCGGCGCCGACGTCACAGTCCCGACCCAGCCGCCGATGATCGCCATCGACAGCGTGAAGCCGAGGGTCCGCAGGCCGGCCAGGTCAGCCGGAACCGGGTCGCCGGTCTTGCGGTCCTCGATGTTCCAGCTCTCCAGCGCGGCGGAGAAGCCGTCGAGGAGAACGATCATCGCGGCCGGGTCGCCGTTCTTGGCTGCCTCGAAGTGCTCCATGATGTCGAGCACCGTGCCGGTCGACACGGTGTCCATCGTGACCTCAAGGCCCTCGTACAGGGTGCCCTCGAACTCGAGCTTGACGCCGGTCGTCGGCGGGACGAAACCCACGTCAGCTCCACGGGTGATGTTGTACGTGCTGTAGAGCACGTTGCAGGTCAGCAGCGGCGTGGAGTGGTTCGACGTCGGGGCGACCGCCGTCGAGCGTGCAACCGCCGAGGTCGTCACCGTGGAGAACACGATGTGCGACAGCCCGGCGGCACTGTTGAAGATGCCCTTCAGCGAGATCGTCATGTCGCGCAGCAGGGCGAGCCGCTCGTGCGCGCTCTTGTCCAGGCCGGTGGTGTCCTGAAGGTTGACGGGCGTGGCCAATGTGAAGTCGGTGATGTCGTTGCTGATGTCGCGGACGGTGGGCACCGCGTCCGCAACCTGGACCTGGGCACCTAGGCCGGAGATCTTCGCCATGGTCAGCCCCTTTCTGTTCGCTGGTTGATGAGGCCCATGTGCTCGCTGTAGTCCTCGGCCAGGTCAGCCAGGGACGCGTGCTCGCGGATGATCCGGCCGCCGCGCATGACCATGACCCGGCCGGGACGGGTGCGGTGCTCGTCGAAGCACCGCTGGCGAGCCTCGAACCGGAAGATGATGAACCGGGCACGGGGGGAACCCGACAGCTCCCGGTACGTGCGCCCGGTGCGGCCGGAACGGATCAGCTCCGCCGCCTCGCGTCCCGCCGGCGTATCGAGGTCGCAGGGGATATCCCAGCCGTACCGCCAGTTGTCGCACTCGAACGTCTCGCACGCCGTCACCACGCGGATGTCCGGCGGCATGCGCACGCGGTAGTCGCGGGTGTCCATCAGAACGCCGTCGCGACGATGTTGCGGTTGAACGCGACGGCGAACGTCGCCGGGTTGAACGTCCCCGTGGTGATCACGCGCAGGTAGCGGCGGACCGTCGCGTTGTTCGCCGTCGCCAGCCGCTGCGTCGCCGGGGCTGCGGTAACTGCGGTGAACGTCAGGCCCGTGACCGTCGCGAACGAGGCGTTGTCCGCGCTGTCCTGCACCGCGACCGTCACCGACGTCCCCGCGAACGCGGTCGCCTGGAGGTAGGCCTGCGCGCCGAGGAACGTCTGCAGCGTCCACGTCCACGTCGGCGCGACGGTGAACGTCATCGTGATCGTGCCGCCGGACGGAACCGTGTAGGTGCCCGCGCCCGCGCCGACGGTGACGCCGTTGACGCTGACGTTCGTCATCGTGCCGCCCGAGACGACCACCGTCGCCGGGAGCGGGCTCGTGTTGGTGACCGGGACCGTCGTCAGCGGGACAGCAGGCGTGCTGAACGCCGCGCCCTGGTCCAGGCTCGTGCCGTTCGTCGCCGCCGTGTCGGTGCGCAGGCCGGCCGTCAGCTGCTGGCACCACTCAGTGCCGAAGCCGTTCGCCTCGCCCTGCACCTTCAGCGTCAGGCTGCCGTCCGCCCCGCGCGTCGGGTCATAGTTGACCTGCTTCGCGTTCAGGCACACTGCCGGGGAGCCGAGCGCCAGCGGCGGCACCAGGAAGCTCATCAGCGTGTCCGCAGTCGGCAGCGCCGACAGCACCGGATGCGCGCCCGCCGGGTTCATGAACGTCGTGAAGCCGAGCGACCCGTCACGCAGCAGGCCCTGGCGGGCGTGCGCCGACATGGTGATGTCCGTGACGTCCCACGGTGCCGGGCCGCCGGTCACCGTGTCGATCGCCTGCACGTCGCCGCTGATGTCGAACCCGCCGACTAGGCACCTTGCACCCAGGCCGCTCTGCTTGCTCATGGTGCCTGCACCCACAATGCGTCGATGATCAGCGGCAGGGTCAGCTCTTGCACTCTGAACTCCTTCTCGTCATGCCGCAGGTAGGCAGGG